CATTTCCCCCTTTTCGGACATTTTCTGGCTGGATAAGTTACCAAGATTTGGATAAACTGAATGAGTGTATAGAGTTTTCCAGATTGGTGGCAACGTCCAACGCACAACGCACATAAGCGGCAATGCCACCAGTCTGCTTTCATTCGGAGTGGTGATGCTGCATTTTGTGGATGTTGAGACAACTGGTTTGCGACCATGGGATGGTCAGGAGATTATCGAGATAGCGATTATTACTGAGCATGGTGATGGTCGTGTTGAGCGTTATTGTACGAAGCTGAAGCCTACCCGGTTAGAGTTTGCAGAGGTTAAGGCGCTGGAGGTCAATGGGTACAATACTGAGGATTGGGCTCATGCTCCGTACATGTCAGAGAAGGTTGGAGAGATTTATAATATTCTTCGGAAAGGTATTATTGTTGGGCACAATGTTTCTTTTGATTGTTTGTTTATAGACTTTGAGTTGGAGCGATATGGTTTGGGCAAGTGTTCGTATTCGAAGGTAGACACGATCACCTTGGCTCATGAGCATTTGCTACCAGTCGGGGTTAGAAGTGTTGGACTTAAGGGTATCCGAAAGTATATGGGGTGGTCGTTGGACGGGGCTCATACGGCATTGGTTGATGCGGAGGATTGTCGTAGATTGTACCATGCTTTGATTCGTAGAAGTTGGTTCCCCAAAGGGATGGCAACGTTGGTTCCGAAATCTATTGTGCATTGAGGATTAGGTATAGTTTCTTCTGTAGTGACTTGGGTTCTATGGAAGAGACCAATGCCCAGGCTTCATGGTAACTTAGACCTGATTCAATGAGTTTGTTTAAGAGTTTGGTTGTGTAGTCGATTGTGTAAGTGGTGGTGGCCATGTTTGGTTGTTCTCCTTGGCGTAGTGATACGCCATCATACGGGTTCGATGAGTTGATGTCTTGTTGATGCAACGGCGGACTTCATCCCAACTACCACATTCTTGAAACTCTTCGTAGGCTACCTCGCCTTGGGTAAGAGCCTTGGGTAAAGGCCACGGAAGGTTGTTGTCTTGTGCATATTTTTGTACGTCGTACATGCAAGCACTGTGGCTGCGGTAACTTAAAGCCTTGTAGATCTTTACCCATGTCATACGGGTTCGCTTTCTCATGCTGTACGCTCTCTCTGCTCTACTTAAACTCACAAAGCCCCCACTTCTCACAGGTTGGTGGCTCAATATCAAATAATTGTAATTGCTTCCCTCCTCTGCGGGTTTTTGCCCATTCCATCATTTTATCAATAGATACCTGACCAATACCTTTTTTATGAAAAAAGGTATTTTTCTCCCCGTCCCCCCCTAAATAGCTCTCTACCTTTTTAATGATCTCTACCCTCTCTGGGTCTAACTCTCTCAGGTTGCCCTTTGTAGAGTATATACAAGGCCAACATCCCACTCTTGAAACATTATTCAAATAAAGACGATTTGGAATTAAGTTATGCCGTTTGTGGATTTTGATTACATCTTCTTCTGTAAAATGTAGGATCGGCCTCCAAACATAGCAATCAAAATTATCACTCCACTCCCATTCCGGATATTTTGATCGCCTTTTAGACTCCTCTGCCCGTATTCCTACACAAGAGATGTATTCATCTTCTATAGTGGATACAAATTTTTTGAAAGGTTTTAGTTTTAGGTATTTTGTACAAAAAGGCATTCTGTAAGTTGGGAATTTTCCCCATCTTATACACAACCTTAAAAAAGGGGAAATAAAACCTAATTCCTGCTCTATCTTATAAATAAAATTTGCGTGCTGTTCCGGTACGTCTGCAGGATATTGCAATCTGATAATCTCCTTACCTAAAAAGTCCTCTAAATATTTCAGATACTCATGGGTTCCTTTATACTCCCATCCTGTATCCATATAAACAAACTCAATCCTTTCCAGAGAGATCCCTCTCTCCAATAGATGCAAAACCATTGCAGAGGAATCCTTTCCACCAGAGACAGAGCAGATCAGCTTGGTGTTTTTTATTTCCTTGAGATTAAACATCGTCGTCTTCCCACCGAGGAGGCCACGGTAGTTGGTGTTTTTTTGCATAGTAACGGACAGCGTCCATGACTTTCTTTCGGGGGTCAAAACCCAACATGGTTTGAACCTGTAACCATGAGCTACCATCTCGAAGTTCTATGTACCCAATCTCTCCCCTTGAAAAGGCTGGGGGTAAAGGCCAGAGGAAGTTGTGCTTACGAGCATAGTTGGCTGCTGCCATGTTCGCGCCTTCACGAGATTTGTATTCTGTTTTGGCAGCTATGACTTTCCAACTAAGTCTCGAATATTTGCGTAAAAAGAACGCTCGGTCTGCATCTTTCATGGCAATATCCATGCCCACATCCAGAAGGATGTGAAGAATAAGGCGAGCCCTATAACTGGACCCCAGTTTTCGAAGAATTCCATGTCGTTCATTTTGATAACCTGCGCTTCCCATCCCATGGGAGTTTGTGTTTTTTTGCGTATTCCTTGGCCATACAATACGCAGTGGTATGTTTGATGTTGAAATGTTTGGCTACATCCGACCATGAAAGATGATGCTTCATGCGGTAAGCATACACCTCTGGGGCCATGTGATTCATGGGTATCTTACGGTCTTGGCTGACGATATAGCCGTCTGGATCTCCTGGAGGCCAGATGCTACCAGTTTGTTGAGCATATCGATGGGCCGTTCTTCGAGCTGAATCTTTGGTAAGATTCATTACGATAGAAATCTCCTTCCATGTCATCCCTTCGGCTCGATCACGGTATGCACACTCAGAAGTTGTTAAAATCGGGATGGGCCATGGCTTCTCGTATTTACGAGCAAACCTTTGTGCAGCCCTGATTGCAGATTTGGCTCCAACATTAAACTGCTTACCAATCTTTTCCCACGGTGAACGGGTTTTGACTCGTAAATTGTAGATTTTTTCTCCATCAAGTCTCACTTGGTCTCCACAGGCAAGGCACTTTCTCATCCAAAAGCTCGGAAAAGATGCGGGGTTTGTCTACGTTCTCTGGATGCTGGAGAACTGAGAAGTAAATCGGCTCTCCAGCTATCTCTCGAAGACGTTCTATGGTGATGAACCTGGCCCTGCGGTCATCCCAGTTCATTGACAATGGGATGATGGTCACCGAACGCGCCAATGCAGCAATAAAAATGGGTAACTCATTCTGCGTGGTGATCACATCACGGTTGCGAACGTAGTCTGGAGGGGTTTGTATCACTCTCATCCAGTTGGGCGTTGGGAAATCTACCTTGTCGTACCGTCGAGGTACCAGTATTTCTCGCTCAACCAACAGTTTTGCAAGGTTCGTGTGGCGAGTAACTACCAAGGTTGTCTCTAAATAGCGGTTTTGGATTCTAAGGGGTAACATTTGGGCTCCTCTTACATAGTAAGTAACCTTTTTTGTTGTATTTTGTGTGTTTTTTTTGGCTTTTTCTGATAAAAACATACAAATTACAACGAGATGGCAAATATGGACAAATTTTGGGCAACGAGCAACACAGACAGAGACCAGATCAGACAATTAGGACTTCTCGCGGCAAAAAAGCGTACTGGATGCGCCAAAGAAGCAGAGTCTCATGGCAACTCATTGCCAACAAACTCAAATACAAGTCCATCGAAGGGGCCAGAGGGGCTGCAAAACGATACGCCAAAAGAGAAAAGCTCAAATGGCCAGTCCTGATACTTAGCAGAGGCTCCATGTTCTATGCTGCATACCACTCAGGAGAGTCCTGGATTGATATTGGTATTGACTTCGGATGCTCACCCGACTCTGCACAAAACGCCGCCAGAGGCTGGGCCAGAACCCATAAAAAGAAGTGGCCACCTCGCAAAATTAAATTATGGGAAAGCTCAAAACGAAAGAAGTATAGGAAATATCGCTAATCTTTCTTTGCTTTCAGCATGGCTTCGAGCTTCCTCTGCTCCGAATACTCCTTCAACATGGCTTTTACCTCAGATTGAGTGTTCTCTATACCTCGCATGGTTGATTCCATGCCTTCTATCTGTCGAGCTACCTCCGTGATCTTCGCTCCCAATCTCTCCCGAACCATGGTACGCTCCTCGCGATATTCATCCAGCACTCCATCATATCTTTGCCTAATTTTTTCGACTTCATCTTTGCTTTCAGTTCTGACAGCAGCTACGTCCGTGCGAGACTCGGTGTTTAACTTGTCAAGTTGCTCCTGAAACTTCGTTACTCTTTCATCTTCTGCCTTCTTCTGTTGAATCTGATTGTAAGCCAACCAAGCTGCGAAGAGGCCCATGGCTCCGTAGTCTAACAAGTATTGATAAAATTCATCCATTGTTTTCTCCGTGTGGTATCATTAAACAATTATCACATTATATGGGAGATGGTATGGAAGACAAAAGTGTTGACACAGCAAAGTCAGCAATCAAATTCTTCTACGATTTAGAATCGTCTGGGGTTCAACCTGAAGAACTCTTAGACGTTGCCATCTATCTTGCCGTATTATACGCAAAGAACCAAGGACAAAAATCTCCAGTAAAAATAATGGCAAGGTTTGCATACCTCTGGAAGAAGATTGAAAAAATGCAGTGGTTGCTGCATTTGAACCGGCATTGATATACTACCACGAGTTAGTCACTCAGTTTGTTTGTACACGCCTGGGAGGGGTCCGTTGGTCGGACCCTCCCTTTTTTTGTCTAAAAGGGACACCCGGACAAGTAAAGGACACCCAAAATACATATGGTGTCCTCTATCCTGTCCAGCCTACGATTCCCACGTTCCCCTATACATACTATACAGGACAGGATATATATATATATATAGTATATAGAGGGGGATAGGGTATTGTAACCCCTTACTGGAAGTTATAGAGAATGGTGGTCTATGGTGTCCATGGTGTCCCCTTACCCTGTCCAAAGCAAAAAAAAAGCAGCCATAAAGACTGCCAAGTGTCGATTATACGGTTATCCTAAGATGGTAGCTTCCACAGAGTAACTTTGCGACCATGGATGGTTCTTCTGAACTTGGTAGCTCCCAACTTCTGACAAATGCCAGCAACCCTTCTGATATATCCAGAATGATGCTTCTCGATTGGTAGCCCTACACCCCACTGTGGTTTGGAGTTAAAATCATTCTTTGGATCTCCCTTCAGAATATCTCCCAAACTGATCCCGTTGGGAAAACGCTCAAGTGCTAACGATACTGAAGACTCCCATGAATCACTCAGCGTGTACTCAAGCTGGGAATCTTTCAACCATCCTTCTTCAGCATCTGTCAGCCACGTTTGCTCATTTTTCTCCTGGAGCAAATATACGGCTTCAGCAAAAAGCTTGTCTCTGTCAATCTTGATGCCCTCAACATCACATTTCCTTGCCACGGTTACTGGCCAGTATCGTCGCGCCCCGGTAGGATCAGTCAGAATCTCAGTGTCATTGCTGGTGCCCACAATCAATCCTCGACGTGGAGCAACGCGCTGCACTCCTCCACGAGCATGCGGTGGTCTCCATCTATCTCGCTTGGAACTAAGTACAGCCTTGGTTGTGTTGTCGCCCTTACTAAACAGATTGTGTAGCTCAGGGATCTCCCACAACCATACACCAGAATGTATCGACTCATACAAATCCTTCTTGTCAATCTCCAACTTGGAATCAGAAAAGAACGCCGCAGATGCCAATGCCTCCAATGCTCGACCTTTGTACTGATTTTGGCGACCACAAAAAATGACAATGTGATCTACCTTGATGCCTTCCGTATCATCATCTGGCAATAATCCCCTGGCCACCATCCCCAATATCCAACGCGTTCCTAATGCCCGATTGAGTTTGGTGTCTTCAGTCCCGAAATAATTTGGAAACAACATGTGCAGTTTGGGTTTGTCTTTCTTCGGATCCCACTTCAATCCTGCCAAGTATTCTCGAATCGGATTGTAGCTGCGATGCTTCTCAGCGTACCAGTCCACCAGTGCAATGATGGTATCCAAACCATACTCCAGCCCGTAAACCTCGGAAATCCACAACTGCAAATCAGTGTATCCATACTTCGGGATTGGTTTTTTTCCAACCATCAGCATCCCAGAGAAAATGTTGAATCTGTATTTGTCCTTGATACGCGGGTCACTCATAATGATACGCCTAAGATTGAGCTTGGTCTTCGCTACATTTCCACCGGTTTGCTGGCCATCTCGTGTGAACTTGATAGCAGTCAAAGTAAGTTGAGCCAACACATCAGAATCTGGTCGAAGGGCCGGGTCAATAAGTTTCTTCGGTACAACCAGTTCATCTTTTTTTACGACTCTAATATTGGGTTTTTGTTCGCTCATTACTGCTCCATGTATTGTGTGAGTTGTCCGTACCATCCGCACTTATTTGAGTGGTTGCAACGCGCCCATCCACCATCCGTTGGATTGATGGTAAACCAGACACTGTTGCGGTGGCAATGAGGACAAAGAACCCCCATTGCTACTCCCCTCTCCATCACCTTAGCTCCTAACTGCTCTGCAATTTGTAACCTGACACTTGGGTCTTGGTTGATTGCATAGTTCATTGCAGTCTTCTCAGATGAGAACTTTGGTGGCGGTGCTGGAGGTGTTGGTGGCTTTCGTTCTAAACTTGACTGCAACAACGCATCCACATCGATTAAAACCTCACCATTCTGACCCTTGCACCAATACCAATCTTGATGATCTTGATGTACAGATGGCAACAACCACAAACGTCGAGGATCCTTGCACGCTTTGTCCAGCAATGGGAAAATCTCGTGTACCTCCCACCAGATTCTCTTGAACTCATCTGGCTTGATTGGTCGTGATACAGGTAAAATAACCCGAAAACTCGGAGCGTCAGGCTTGTGACTAAAGGTAGCGTGAGCAATGTAGGCATAGCCACGTAGAGTTTGGAATATTTCCTTCGCTTCATCTCTACTCATTTTGTCGAAATCGCACACAAAAGCATAGGTCTCGAGTACGTTCTTGTTGGTAGGTGTCTCTCCTTCTTTCCACTGATTTGGGGTCCAACATCCTACATTCTCTTTTTTGTCAGTCACATCACATTGATTCAAAAAATTTCGCATAGGGAAGTTTGTCAGCCGATACTCAGGATAGATTTTGTTGGTATTGTGCCAACCTTGGGCTGGCTCTACGTGTGCTGAAATGTATGGTAGTGTCCATGTGTGTACGTCAATCATCCTCGCATCTCCTTGGGTGGTTGCCAGCCAGCAAGATCGTATCTCTCGATCACTTTGATTATCTTCAGCCAATCCCCTTTGGGTACTGCTTGATTTGATATTTTATCGATGGCAATCCTTGTACTCATCTTCGGAGTCGTAGGACTTCTCGAAGTATCCAACCAAAAGAACACACTTGCCTTCGTTTTGATCATCCGGAATCCAGGAACTCCCGCTCCGGCTGAGTTCAAATCAGCTCTGAAATGATCAATAGCACTGGTGGTTGGTGCGCCTCTCCAGCTTGTTCCATAGTTTTCGGCAATCCATTGTCGCAGTCGCGCATGATTTACGCTTACTCGTCCTGTCGTTGACATATAATCCTCCTTGGTTAGTCTCTTACAAAATAAGAGCGACTGTAATAAAAGGCAAGAAATTTTTTACGACGTGCTTATAATTATCTGCATACATTCCGACTCTTCCTCGCTTTTCCACATTTTACAGGCAGTCATTTTGTACACAAGTTTGTCGTCCTTTATTATACCACTATCTTGCAAAGCATCTAACAATCCCTTTGCCAAATTGTCTGTGTCTGGCTTTGTTCCACGTGGAACACGACCTAAAGTTTTCTTCAGTCGTTTAGGCTTTGCAAACAGAAACAACATTTTAACTTCGCAAAGCTCGATGTCACGGACATCTGTAGCATTTTGAAGCAATTCTACTACTTGTTTTTTCCAATCTTTATAGGGCTTGGGCATAAACACACCGCCACCACGTGATCTTCTTGGACGTGGACAGGCTCGACCTTTTAACAATATTTCTATATTTAATTTCATTTTTATCCTTGCGTTCTTATTTTGTAAGAGATATTATTTCTTGCCACACTAAACATGGAGTTATCATGGCATCTGTATTTTATCCTTTCCCCAAAACAAGGGGCTATCTAAAACTTCTGGTCTATGGAGATCCCGGCACACAAAAGACGCGCAGAGCTCTTCGTATGCCTGCTCCAATATACATCATTGACATGGAAAATGGCAGCACTGATTACAGTGAACTTGTACGAGAAAAAGAGGCGTACATCATCACAACGTCCAGCCATATCGAGGCTCAAAAAGCCATTCGAGAAGTTTGCAATCTTCCCAAGGGCAGATGCGGCACTCTCATCATTGATCCCATCAGCATGATCTGGTCTTCCCTCCAACAAGGGCACATTGAAAAAATGTGTCGTAAGAAACGTTGCCAGCCAGAAGACGTGTTCTTTGATGTTTCTGCGTGGGGCAAACTCAAAAGAAACTACAAAGACATCATGAGCAAACTTATGTCTGCCAAATGCCACGTCATTATGACTGCTCGTGGAAAAGAAGTCACTGATCCCAATGGCCAGAAACAAGGATACTCAGGCGAGTTCGAGAAGTCCACGCCCTTCTTAGCCAATGTTGTTATTGAGTCTCGAAGTTCCGGCGATTTGATTGTAAAAGATCGAACAGGAACGAAGAAAACAGGTGAGCGAATCCCTATGGTAGAGTTCACGGAATTCTTGGCTGAGAAGCCCTCACAGCGCAAACTCCAAGCTGCATCTGAAGCAGCACAAATAGATGCGGTTGAAAAATTGCCTGCGGAGCATCATGCTTCTTGGGAAGGAGAGCGCAAAGGCTTTTGTGCAACGCTGTCTGGCCTCAAACTCAAATATGATGAGGTTGCCAAGTGGTGTGAGACCAACAAACGTCCTCGTCCATCCGGGATGACAACAGGCCAACGAATGAATCTGATTATCTTCCTCAAGAAGAATCCCAAGGCAGTCTCAGCCTAAGTTATCAATATCGTCTTCAGCCTCTTCTGGTTTTCCCGGAAGAGGCATTTTTTTTGGGTCTTCAAATTTGTTCATGGGATTGGGCGATTCATTGTCCCATACAGGACTCCGAGCATCCAATGCCTCTGCTATGTATTGCAGTTCCGGGTCATTCCTTTTTGGTTGCAACTCAATACCAGTAGCCACTTCTGCGGGAATATGAGCAGACCAAGCGTTACTCATGATGCGGATAAACTGGCGGCGCATCAAGGTGTCAATGCTTCCTACTGTTTTCCAATCAGTCATGTAACTTTGTGCCCACCATGCTGGACATAATCTGCTCAAGATCTCCACAGAAGATTGGAACACGGCTAAAGAACTGGCCCGATTCATAATCGGCATCTTGGTCTCAATGAAGCCTGCAAGCTCAATGATGTCAGCAGCCAGGTTTGCTTCCAAGGCCAGCACCAACGAAAACAAAACGGCATGTCTGATGGTTGGTTGTCTGGGAGCTACTAAGTCTTCTTCAATCCAGTTTGGTGAGACTCCTTTTGCGAAGTCCAACATGCTTCGATGCCTTCCATGTGCAGTGGCAGCAATCACTCTCTCTCTGGCCACTTCACGACACAATTTTCTATATCGGGTTTTTGCCTGCTGCAATGGACTCATAATTGTAGCTGGAGTCAAAGCATCGATAACTTGTTGGCAGAGTGAAACTCCCCATATTTGCCGACCTTCTAACGTGAGCTGAGAAACACGAGGACATTTCCTTGGCAGTTTGACGTTATCGCAATGCCAAATCTTTCCTTGTCTGCCCAAGAATATATCTCTCTTCCTGGGCACTACAATAAGATCGTGAATCTCCATCCCAAGATCAAGAGGCCCGGCTAACATCATCTGAGCAAATACTTTTTCTTGATCGTGTGTACCATACTGAGCAAACCAAGTGCAAAATGTACCGACTGAGGCTCCAATGTTCCGACGACCAAGTGTATCAATGACTCCATCTTTGTATCGGCGATACACCCATATTTGGCCTTCTTCCCAATAATCCTCTCGTCTGGCATAGGTTAAATTTCTACTCACTTTTTTCTCCTTCTTGCAAAAATCACCAAAGCCATGTATGTCTATATTTGGTGGCAATGGCCGTGGTTCCCAACCATGTTTGATGTCAAAACATAAGTTTTTCGGTGTACTCAAATTAGGAAATTTGAACTTGCTTGGCTCTTCAAAATCTTTTTCAGCAAAACTTTTTCTCATACTAAACTGTTTGGAAATTGATCAAAGAGATATGTGTGATGCGGTTGGAGCCTCATGGGATCACTGGGTGCAATGGCGCAAACAACATTATACTCCACCAAGAGGGATACAAACCAAACTATTACACTATCTGAGGATCACATGGCTACAGTGGAACGACGACCAAGCTCTCGCACAACTATTGCAATCGCGAATGAAAGCCAGAGTGACGACTATGCAGCGTCCGCGAAACGGCTTATCAGCGTCATCCAGCGACTTCAGCAATGGTTTTGCGGTGAGAAACTCTTTCAGGCTGCGAAAATTCAAACGGAAACTCAAATCACCTTCCGATGGAACTACCAAAGCAGACACTTCGAATGGTGTGATTGTGGCAAATGGCGAAAAGTCATCAACCCCAAAAGACCAGACATCATGGTCCAATTCATTCCCTTTTGCAGGGAACTTCACGACAGAGCCAGATTAGCAAAATCAAACATGTCAGAAACTCTGAAACATGCTGCTGATGAAGGAGAAAAGTATTTAACCCTTTTATCCAAGCATCCTGATTTGTCTGGCCCTCTTTAGTGGCGCACAATCTTGGCAAACAAGAACTGCCTCAAAATATATTCGTTGCCGTGCATATCCGAAAACTTCCACGGATAAGATTGCAGATCACGCTTGGTCACATTTTGTTCAAAGACTTTGATCGCGCCTTCTGAAGCCACCTCTATTTTTTCCATGCCTGATCCATGAGCGATAAAGATGGTGGCGTGTTTGTTTGGTTTGTTGTCAGTCACATCAGTTTGTTTTTTTGCCATGTTATGCTATGCTCCATTATAGTTGTTCACTAACAGAAAATACCACATGGGAGTAATTATGTCGAATTATCCATTGGATGTCAGATATGCCATCGATACGTATCAAGGACAAAAGATGGCTTTGAATGATTTGCTGAACAAATTTATGATCGATGAAGTGGATAAAGATAAAATCCTTGGTGCCGTATCTCTCATCAGAGAAGCTCGGCAAATCCTCAGTGCAGAGAGAGTTGAACGCATAGCTAACGAAGCTGTTGCAATCAATGTGACTCCAGGAGTCACAAGCCATGGCCCTTTTCCACGACTGCTAAAGCCAACTAAATGATCAATCCAAGTTCTCCAGAGTTTTGGGATCCAAACAATTTCCTCCCACTGCTATCCATCCGCACCAAAAGTCATGGAATCCAGCCATTTAAGCTGTGGGATCATCAGCGATTGTTGGCTGCTGCGGTGATGCAGGCATATAGTCAGGGAAAATGGCTTGTGCATGTAAAGCCACGACAGGAAGGCTCATCTACATTCTTCACTGGCATTGCGTATCAACATGCAGCGTTCCGCTCTGGTTGCCAAGTGGCAATCATAGGTCACAAAAAGCAGACAGCAAAATCACTGGCAGAAATCGCCAACAGATTCTACAAATCTACTCCAAAACAAATACGACCACACCGGCAAGGTCGGGTTCTGAAAAGCTTACAGTTCCCTCAAATCGACTCAAAATTGGATGTGGCATCATGCCAAGATGATGAACCTCTCCGTGGAGAAACAGTACAGGTAGCTCTGGGCACTGAGATCTCATCTTGGGCAGCAACTGGTGGGGATGAAGTATGGGCATCCATCCTGAATGCTGTACCAGAGAATGGTGGATTCTTCATGGCTGAAAGCACCCCAAAGCATCATGGGGATCAACTCCACATGCTCTGTCTGGACTCAGAAAAGCCGGACAGCAAATGGCTCAAGGTATTTTTGCCATGGACAGCGGTGGATGAATATCAAATCAAGCCTCCACCAAAGTGGATTCCATCACAACAGGTCAGAGAATATTGGGACACGTATACAACATTGACACCAGAGCAAGCGTATTGGATGCAAGTCTCAGGACTGCCCAAATGCGCTCGCAACATTCAAAAATTCAAGCAAGAATACCCCATCAATGACTTTGAGTGTTGGGCAATGACTGGAGATGCAGTCTTCAACCAAGAGAAGTTGCGCCAAATGCTGGAATCCCTCGATGGCGGCACTGGGTTGGCTATCGAGCCAGATCCATGGGTAAAATATGAAGATCCAAACCCAGACCACAAATACATCATAGCTTGTGACCCCGCAGGTTCTTGGTCAGAAAGAGACAACTTTGCTGTAGTTATCTTGGACTTATCCACATGTGAGCAGGTTGCAGAATATCTTGGGCACATGTCAGCATATCAAATGGCCACAAATCTTGCGAAATGGGGGCGGATGTACAATGATGCCATGGTATACGTAGAGGCCAATGGTATTGGTGAGGCAGTGTTGTCTCACCTGATTGACAATCCCAATATTTCATATCGAAAAGTTTTCCGTCGCAAACCATCTCGTTGGGGGCGATCAAAACAACGCATAGCAGGCTGGTGGTCTTCGCAGAAAAGCAAAAAAGAAGCAGAAGGACAGCTCCAGCAGATGATCGATGAGGAATCTGTATTGATACGTAGTCCAAGATCACTTCGTCAACTCATGAACTACCGAGGTCAATGGGGTTCGAAAAAAGATAGGGATGTATTTGGCGGTCACTATGACTTGGCCTCGGCATGGAGTTTGGCGGCATGGGCATATATGCAGAAAAGAGGAGCATATTGGCGATATTCAATTAAGCAAAAAGAAGGAAAGATAGCAGAAGATGCTGTGCGGCGATTCATTGCAAGATTAGAAAATCGTGGTATGGTGGAAGAAAACAACACGCCTTGGGGCAAACATGTCTGATGAGAAGCAAGCTGAACTCAAAGAACGCTCAAAAATATTCAAAAGGATCGAGTTTTCCGAGGAAAGCTACAGAAAACAAGTGGCTGCTGAAGATGCCAGAAACCTTGCATACTGGCGTGGAAACTTTTGGGATGGTGATGGCACGTCTGCTTTTCCTGAACTGTCAGGATACAATGCCCAACAAAATGAAGTCTTCCCCATTTTGGACTCAATGGCATCTGCATTGGCCATGGACTTGCCACAAGTAGAAGCACTCGATCACAGAGAAATGTCCTATAAGGTTCCGAGCCGAGGGCAAGACGATACCTTCTCTGGCAGAAGAATAGCAGCCATTCTCAACTGGATGGCAGAACAAGATGATTATGATGAGAGTACCAGAGAAGCGACTCTCCACGCCATGCTTTTTGGCAAAGGAGCCATCCGCAAAATCACATGGTCGAAAGAAGTCGGCAGAGTTATTTGGCGGCTCAAGATGCCATGGGAAGTCTTTTTCGACCCCACCGCACGTCGATTGAAAGATTGCTCCTGGATCTCGGAAAGATTTATTCTGCATGAGTCAGAAGTTCGCGCTCGTGTAGAAAATGAATACTATGAACCATCCGCAAACAAACATGTCCGTGCAGATACGTATCCCAGAGAACTTATCGATGAGCATATGGGATATGATGAGAGCCGTGAAAGAAGAAGAGAAGGACTGAAAGAATATGTGACTATGCACGAGTATTGGGACTTTCGACGTGGGAAACTCTATCACATCCACATGGGCACAAAACAAATCATGATGGAAGCAGAAGTACCGTATGGCAATCCATATGATCAACTTGCATTCCACTCTGGCATTGGTCGGATACGTGGCATCCCAGACACCTCTCTCATAGCTCCACTCCAGCAGGACATTAACGAGCTTGTCTCAGCCCGTAGAGAAATGGTTCGCAGACTTCCTCGCCGAATGTTTTATGACAAGGCCATGTTCCCAAATGAGGATGATGCTATGCGCTGGATGAACAGTGCAACTTGGGATCCCGTCCCGATTGAGACTGATGGCCAGGCCCTTGTTGGCGACATG